CAGGGTGATGTCGGAACCGCCACCGCCGCCACCGCTGCCGCCGTCAACGCGTGGGGTGGTCGTGACGCTCACTTGCGCGCCCTTTCCTCGGCCGCCTGTTGCTGGCGCGCCTTGTTTTCCTCGCGCACCGCCAATGCGTCATTCGCCCAGGCGATGTGTTCCAGGCTCAGCGTGCCGTCGAGCAGGCTTTCCAGACGGCACAGACCGTTCAGCACGGGTGCCATCAGAAACCCTTCGTCGTTGGCCATGCTCATGAAACTGACATCGGCATCGCGAGCGGCGGCGAGTGCGGGATATTCCCGGCTCCCGGCGGCGACGCGGTAGCGAAAAAACCCCCCAGATTGTCCTGCACCACCTCCCAGCAAATCGTCATCAGATCGCCCAGGCTCAGGTCCTCGTATTGATCACGCGAACCACTGTGCATCGGCGGCCCGTATTGGCTGGTCCCATTGCCGCCCCCCTCGCGTCGGCGGGTCACACTCAGGCAGCGATCGACCAGCACATCCACCTCGTGTTTTTCCATCTTGGAGAACGCCTCGAAGAATGGAATCATAACGTGGATACGGCGCGTCACATCGTCCGCCGTTTCGCTTAACATGGCAGCGCGCGCCATGGGTCCGAACAACGGGCCGAGGCCGCGCAACAGATGCAACTGATCGCGCGCGTTCATTCGCTCGGTGCGGTAGTGGTGCCCGCCGCTGTCAAATTCTGCCATGGGCTACACTCCCGCCGTGCCGTCGCCCAGGATTCCGTCGATCGATCCGGCGTGGAACGTCCATTCCTGGGTGCCGCCGTCTTTCGCGTAGTTGACGTTGGGCCAGCGGACGAAGGCGCATTGCCTGCAACTGATCTGATCGCCGCGCGCCGGATCGGACACCACGATGGTGTTGTTGCCCCACAGCGCCGATGACACGCGTTGCAGATCGAGCATCACCGACAGCATTTGATTTGTCGGGCTGGTTTTCAGAAACCGCAGCGTCACGGTGCCGCCATTGCCAGCGTGCAACGAGTGCATCACGCTGCCATCGGCCCCAATTGTCATCGTGTTTTTATCTTCGGTCATGGCAATGGAGATGCCTTCCTCGGAGTTACCCGAGCCATAGCCGAGTGAGAAGCTACCGCCGGGTCCGACGATGGACGCGGCCACGTCAATGAACGAATACGTGGTCACAACGACCTCCTTTCAGGATTTCGCTTTGGGGCAGGCGTGGATTGTGGTGAGGGGCGCGCTAGTCGCGCGCGGGCGGCCGGGTGAGGCAGCTTTCGATGATCTTGGTCAACATGGTGTTTCGCACTTCGGTGTTATGCGAGAACGTCCACGTTGCGACACCGAGGAAACAGATATTCAGCAGCACCAGCAATAAAAATGCCGGTGGCAGCGCGCGGATCAGCTTGTCGCTGACATTGGCAATCAGACCGTGGCGACCGTTCCCGTTGGTGGGTTCGATCGCCACGGGACGTCACTTAGCCCTTGGGTGCCGGTGCCGGTGGCAGCGGCGTGCCACCTTCCAGCGAGGGGTCAATCACCTTGCCGTGCCACTCCGTCTGACCGGGCAGATGCCACAGCACGACCACCTTGTTGGCGATCTGCGCTGGCGGCGCGGGAAGCGGCGGCAGGCCGGGAGGCACCGGCAGACCGGCGTCCGGGTGCCCAGGTGCCCATGGCAGGCCCTGCTCTGGGCGGTCGGGGCGACCGCCTCCCCATGCATGGTCGGGGCGGCTGGGAAGCCCATGGTCCGGGTGGCCGGGATGGTAGATCGGACCGCCGCCGATGTGGTCGGGACGGCTGGGCAGTCCATGGTCCGGGTGTCCTGGGTGATGGATCGGCTTGTCGTATCCGGGGTCGATCGCGCCGGGGCGATTGCCGAAACCGGGGTCGATTGCGTCTCGATCATCGAGCAGTGTGATCATCGCGAAAACTGTTTTCGCCATGTTTGCGTTCTCCTTGGTTGATAGGGTCGCGCGCTGCCTATACGCGCATTTTGCAACCGTGGCTCGTGACTATCGGTTGACGTTCACGATCACATTGGCGAAATGCACGGCGCCCGCCAGTTTGATGCCAGCCTGGATGGTCGGCGCGATGCGTTGTTCGCGGATTGCCTGGGGTTGTGATTCCACCAACGGCGCCCACACGTAGAAGCCCTTTGGCAGCATCTGTCCATAGGCGATCTGGCCAAACCCGGGCGCGTTCCACTGCCCGGGCGCGATCATACCGTTCACCACGCCCTGTTGGATGCTGTTTTCGACTGTAGCTACAAGGATATGGACGCCCTGGTTGGTCTGCGGGATTTTGGACGGCGCGGTATACAGCACGTTGAATAGATCGGTCTGGATGCGGTTGGCCAGCCAGTCACTGTTATGGCGTTCGTCAAAGAACATGCCCGACGCCATGACGCCCTGTTGGATGATCGCCACGTCGTTGGAATAGTAAACGAACACGTTGGCGCGTTTGAGGTTGAGCGAGGCCGCCTGATTCTCGGTCAGGATTTCCCCCGATACCCCCGGCTCCTGCTTGAACTTCAGCGTGATGACGGTATCGGACGCCTCAAAGTCCACGGTAAATGCCCGACCATACATGCTGGCCGAGGCATACTTGCTGTTGCTGCTGAACTGCCCGAACGTGCGGGTATAGCCCAGCGCCTTCATCTGGCTGAAGATGTCGGAATTCACCGTGGGATCGAGACCGCCCGTGTCCTGCGAGGTGTAGCCGAAGATCGACACCGGGTCGCAGCCCTCAATGAACTCGGCCACGTTGACATAGTCGGTCACCGTGATGTCGTTCACCAGGGCGAATTGCAGGCCATACCATTGCGGGTGCGCGCGCAGTGCGATGGCTGCCTGCAATGCGGTTTCCGCCGCGATGCCGTCGACCGGGATGGAAGCACCGGCCGCCTGGGTCAGCTTCATCGGCGTCGACACGTCTTGGCCCAGCCCGGACGAACTGGCGTAGGTGATCGTGCTGGCGGGACCGGACGAAATCGACTGAATGTGGAACCGGGTGCCATCCCACCAACACGTCCCAGCGGTCAGCGCGTTGTTGATCACGGTCGCGGCGCCGTTCAGGTTGGTGACGCTGGTGAAGTCCATGCCCGTGGTGCCGTTGGCGGGCGCCAGCGCGCCCGTGGCGGCGGTCAGTTGCAGGATGGCCGACACATCGCTGCCGCTGGCTGGGACGCTGGCGAACGTGATGGTGGACACTGTGCCGGTGGTGGCGCTGCGAATGACGAATGCGCCAAGCTGGTTGTTCCACGACGCGGTGCCATAGCTGGCCATCGCGGTCGAGATCAGGGCGCCTGCGCTGGCCAGATGGGTCGGCGTGTCGCTGCCGGTCATGGTGGAGAAATTGACCCCCGCCACATGCCGCAGCACACCGTCGATGGTGATATCGAACGCGCCGTTGACGATGCCCTGCAACTGGGTCACCAACGCGTCCTGCGCGACCGGCAGGAAGGTGCCGCCCGTGAGGTGTCCCGAGGTGGCCTGTAACTGATGCACGATGCCGTCGATTGTAATCTGCATGGTGCCGTTGGTGACCAGCTTTAGCTGGTTGAGCAGGGTGACCTGTTGCGACGTGGTCATGATGCCGCCATGCAGGACGGCGTTGGTTCCGGTCTGCGCGAACCGCCCGATATAGAGGATGGCGGGACGCGGCGACTGCGAGAAAAACAGATCGGCGGCGATAAATTCCGGCGCGGTTGAGCCGAAATCCGCAGCGACGCCGTCCAGCGTGGCGTATTGCCGGATGCGCTCATTCACATCGATCGCGGTGGACGGACCGGCAATGCAGAGCGCACCGAAATTGCGCAGCGGCACCGCCAGCGGACTCATGTTGATTTGCACATTGACGACGTCCGATACGCTCAGACCGGGCATGGCTGCGCTCCTTCAGTTCAGCGATGTGAAAGGGGTAGGCTTTAGGGGCGGGTGGCCGTGGTTTCCCGCACGCTGACCGAGGTGTCGGTCACGCTGCCGTCGGCGTTGGGCCGGTGGATCACCACGTCGGCGCCGTCCAGATTAAGCACCGGATAGACGCGGGTCAGTTGGCCGCGCATTTCCAGCTTGATGTCGATGCGGTCGATCCATTGCTGGTTGATCAATTCGGGCGCGCGCGCCAAATCGGCTACCTCGCGCATGTTCAGCCCCAGCACGTGCAGCGGTTCCCAGTTCTGTTGCACGTAGAAGGCGTCGCGGAACGTCCCCGCCACATCCTCTGCCTCGGGACCGTAGAACGTCACCACGGCGGTTATCGTGACATGGCG